CTACAAATCTGGTTTGGCCGGCCACTCGATATCCGGCGCCGCGTCCAGTTCAAGCGCTTCCAGCGCTTTCACGTACAACCGCCAGGCGATTAGCTTTTGCTTATCCTCGTCGCTAATCAGCCCCAGATCCAGAATCCAGCCAGCCATAGTCTTCTCAGCTTCTGCGATCAGATTGCGCCGGCATGTCTCTGCATCACGAACGTCATCTTCATGAGTTCGTACGTATGGCGGATCTGTAATCCACTCTCCTGTGTCAGGGTTGTATGTTTTATTGCCGCCGCTGAAGTTATCAGGAACCTCAACAGGAAGTACATTCCCTCCCCAGAGATCTTGAGAGAAACCATGTGAACGATAATCACCTTTCCAGACATAAAGCTTAATCATGCTGTTACCTTCCATACATGAATGCGCATTGGCGATGGTGTTTTGTAATCATTCGCGAACTCTTGATTACTGCCACTATTTGAGGACCCTTGAACGTAAGCGCTTTGAGCAGTACGTATTACAATTCCTTCCCCCTCGGAGTACGTCGCTAGCGTACCAAGACTAGTAGTTACGTAAGTCCATGGAGTGGACACCCACTTGTTCAGTGTTGCGTGAAAAATCTCACACATACACCATACAGGTACGTTATTGCCGAATGGGTTAGGCAATACAGTACGACTATTCAATGCCGGGTATGGCGTACCGACACTAATTAGCGAATAGCCAACACGCGCATTAGTCGCGACGTTCTTCGCCAGCAGGTCGGTGTTAATCGATTCCATGCGGGCAGAAAGGGTCATCGCATCGAGTGAGCCAGCATTCTGCGCACGCCCAGCGTAGCGGATGATGGCGCAGCCGACGAGGGAGTTCATGCGCACTTCTGTCAATCCGTCCGTGAACACATCACTGGACAATTTGGCGTTAAACAACAATGCCCGTCCAATTGTATTCGATGAACCAGCTAGGTTGGTGTATTTAACTGACTGATCTACCGCAAAGGCACCCTCAGTTATGGCTGTTGAGTTGAGGAACCCGTAATTGTTCTCTGTTGCGGTAGCTCGCCCCGTAATGTTAGGCACACCAGATTTCTGCATACTACCTGCGACTAACGTTCCACTATCACCACGCATAACTGGTGCTTTAATACTGCCACTCTGCACCCCGTTCCGGTCAGGCAGACGCATCTTGCCAGTGGATGAGTTCAGCACATAGCAGTTGCGCTTCGTGACATCAGCCCACCAGGTAGCTTCATCAGTGGTTGGGCGGTTACCGGCAGCAACGTCAGCGTACAGGTCAGCGAATGGGCCGACCTGGTCAACCTCCTGTCCATCAGCCGCGACACAGCCATCCGGCAGCCTGGCGCGGTTATCATGCCACCAGGACTGGCCGATGTAGCCGCCGCCCTTCCCATCAGTCTCCGCTTTTGAGTACACGTCAAGGTGACTGCGCGCGGCAGACTTATCAGGTAAATCATCAAGATTCTGGTCTTTATGAAGCAGGTTTTCAGGGTGGAATGATGACGCAGCCGCCTCAGCGGCGGTTTTAGCTGCCTCCGCATCTGTTTTTGCCGATACAGCGGCAGTCTTTGCAGTTTCCGCCGCTGTTTTAGCTGCTACTGCTGCTGTTTTAGCTGCTACTGCTGCTGTCTTCGCGCTCGACGCTGTGGAAGCGTCTGTGCTCGCCGCCTGGGCTGCAGATTGCGCAGTCCCCTTATCGGTCGCTACCTGCTGCGCATCCGTACGAACCTGATTCGCCAGTGCTGTTACTGCGGTAATATCGATAAGCGCCAGCGTATCCTTGATGCTCTGCCAGGAAGGGCCGGCAAAGGTTGAGCCATCTGGCAGCATAACCGAGATGTCGCCACTGGCGCTGAATACTGCCTGCCAGTTCTGCTTGTCATAGTTGAGCCCGCGCAGCGCTGCAGTTGTTTGAGCGACAAGCTCCGCTGTTATCTGGTTTTGAACTGCACGGGGAACAGCCTGCCAGGCTGCTCCTACCTGTCTCGGCCCTGTATAGTTGCTGACAAGCGTCAGACGCGTATTGCTGTTAACCTCCAGCACAGGCAGCGTATATGTAACACCACCAACGACGACAACAATAAAATCACCGGACACCAAATCGGTGGCAAAGGAGGTTCCTGTCCCTCCCACCACCGGGGAGTTATTATTTAGGGTTAGAGTGCCTGCGCTCATTAGTTCCTCACGTTATTCAAATTTGGACTTGTGACTGTTCTGCCGCCTCACGCTATGACAACCCTTCCCGCGCGACTGGCTGCCACCCTTGTCCCTGAGACCTGGTACTGGAATTGAGTTTGATTACTTCGTGGAGTTTTAACCGCCATCCTCAGGTAGACCTTCGCCTCCCTTGTGGATGTGGCCGGGATGGTGTAACCACTAAGATTGATTGGTGAAACCTGCCCACCGTTTGTATACGAATAGCCAACCTGTTTGACGACCGTCCCGTCCTCAAGCACCAGTTCAAGTCTGATTTCGATGTATTCAGGTGAATTAACGCCTTTCAGAACCATGTCTGAATCAATAACTCGCTCAAATAATTCACCGCTATAAGCGTAAATATTGTAGTAATGCCAGGAGTTCCAGTTGACGGAGACGGTAGTTGGCGAGATGGTGCGTGGGTTCATTTGTAGTGCATAAATATCCCCCTCAATCCTGTTGGCATACACGGTGCCTTTAAACCATCCGTCAGTGCCGTAAATCGTCCCGCGAGTCGTCATATTGTTAAATTCTGCGTCGCCATTCTTATCAATATTCCATCCAGCTTCGCCGGGAACCCAATTATTGGATCGGATGTACTGACCAATTTTCGCGTTGGTGATGCTCGCATCCCTGATAATTGTCTCACTCAGGAACGCCTGCCCGTTAATCACTGCAAACGGTGAAAACTGAGCATCCCCCTCGCCGCTCAGTAGAACAAACTGGTTAGCGTTAAACCCAATACGCGTTACAACCGGCTGCCCCGCTTCGGCGACGACCGCTATAGACATTCCTGCGCCGTAGTACACGCCATTAATGCGGACTCCGGCTTTAAGCGTGTGAATCGCCGATGCACCATCGGCATCAACCACCGCCGTCAGCTTATCTTCCAGCGACGCCGTCATATCGCCGAGCTCTGCCTGCACGGTGGTAGACAGTTCAGCCATGGCTTTATCAACGCTGGCAATCGTCGTTTTCACCACCAGAATATCGGCGCGGACCTCGCCGAACTGTGCCCACTGGTGCTCGACCGTCGCGTTATTCGCCAGCGCATTCTGCAACTGACCTTCCAGATTCTGATCAATCTGGCTGGTCAGCGCATCACCGTCTTTTGAGGTCAGGAAATCCCCGGTAATATCGCCCAGGTAATCATCGGCGTTATTGTTAGCCATGCCCCGGATCCAGCCTGTCCACCCGGACTCATTCCCGCTTTTATCGACCAGCTGCGCGCGGAACCAGAACTCCTGGCCAGCTTTAAGCCCAAGCTGGATATATTCGGATGATGGGTACGGCACGTCACTCAACAGCAGCGGATCCGACTGGTCCCCGTTCGGGGTGTACTGGATTTCCGTTTTCAGAGTGTCCGACGTGTTGGCCGGGAATCCCCAGTTCAGACGAATACCCCAGTTTATTGGCGTGGCCGCAAAACCTACCGGCTGCGGTGGATTGCCAACTTTCCCCGTTAGCGTGACCTCTTCCGAGTATCCCCAGCCGGACGAAATCTCCGCCGCGTTAATAGCACGAACGCGGACCAGATAGCGCCCGGCATAGATAGATTCAACCTCAAAGCTGGTTGTCGAACTTCGCGGCACGTTAACCCAGTTACCGTCGTTGCGGCGCCACTGCGCCTCATACGCAATAGCGTTATCCACAACCGACCAGGTCGCGCGCAGCGTTTCGACACTGATGCCCTGCTGCACAACGGAATAACTCCCGATGGCAATATCATCAGGCGCTGACTGGTTGCTAGGTGGAATGACGCTGACAGGCCGCTGGTCAATAATGGCGCCAGTATCGATCCGGGCATACTTATCCGGGTCATGGGCCGCGCCGGAGATCGTAAATGTGCCGTCGTTATTATCGGCGACACTGACAACCCGGTATTGCTGGGCATAGAGTTCGTCCGATTCGACAACCCACACGCATTCCGCCTCCGGCGTTTCACTGAATGCCGTTGTAACGGTAATCTTGTTGCCGTTTATCGCCTGAATCGTTCGGCTCTGCGCCGCACCAGATGGAAGGTTGAGTATCAGACGGTCGCCAGCAACGGCATCGGCCACCCGGTCCAGTTCGATAACCCGGCCATTCACCGAACGAATACGCCCGCCGGTGACCTTGCCGGAAAGCAGCTCATCAGCGACCGCGATAATGTAACCAGGCTGCGGGATATTACCGTCCAGCCCGACGGAGAAGGTAACTACCCGGTCCTTGTTGTTGGTGAGGATCCCCCAGCGCCCTTTGCGGTTCGCTTCTGACTGCCTGGTGCAGCCAATAGCGGTCATTTCAAGCTGATTAAAGCCGTAGCGCGCAACAAGCTGCTGTTCGAATACCGGCTCCATGGCGTCAGCGTAGGCATTATCCGGATCGGACCACGAAACCAGCGCTGTGGTGTAGCGCGTTTTAGTGGTGCTGCTGGCGTAAGTAAACAGGCCGTCGACCACGTTTGCGCGCGTGTAGGAAAAATCGATATCCCGCGGCATATCGGCCAGCGCCACAATCTGATCACCGCCCCAGTAAGTCATGCCCCGGAAAATAGCCGCAAAATCACGCATCACGGTGTAAGCGTCGTTCCGGTCCTGCACGTAGACATTGCAGGTATAACGCGGTTCTGTGCCGTCGCCGCCCTTACCATCTGGCACCATCTGATCGCAATACTGCGCGACTTCATAGAGTGACCATTTGTCTATGTTGGCAGCCGTCAGGCGATTACCGAGCCCGAAGCGGTCGCTAAGAACCAGATCGTAAAAAACCCATGCAGGGTTATCTGTCCATGCCCATTTAAACGCACCGGTCCAGGTGCCGAGATAACTTCTGGTTTCAGGGTCGTAGTTATCGGGCACGCGGATAACCCGCATTTTCGGCTCGCAGGAAATTTGCGGAATGGAACCATTAAACTGGCTCGAATCAAACTCGATATAGAGCAGCGCGGTGTTCGGATAACGCAGCTTGGCGTCGATCACTTCCGTGTAGCTCTGAAGCGTCATTGTGTCGCCCACTTTGGCGCTGTTCGCATCGCCTGTGGTTTTACGCAAACGCAGAGTCCATGTGCTGCCAGACTGCGGTAAATCGATGCGGTGGCTACGCTCATAGCCCGTGGTGGTTTTGCCCGATACGCGCGTGCTTAAAACCGTTTTCCACGTGCCGCCGTCAGTTTGCAGGTCAATGGCATAATTGATGGTGTATCCCACCAGGTCGCCGTTGTCCTGCTGCTTGTAAATCGAGGGCCATTTAATGCGCAGGCGTACAGCAGAGAGCAGCGTATTTGTGAAAGTACGGGTCCAGGCGGTGGCGCTGGATATCTCAACCCCCATGCTGATTTCATTTTCTGATCCCGGAATCCCCTGGATGTATTGTTGAGCCTGAGTCCCCGGGCGAAACTCCCAGACCACTCCACCAAAGTTTTTCGAGCCGTCAACGTTCTCCAGCGGCGTCCCGTCGAGGTAGATATCTTTTCCGGTCAAACCACCAGCAAATTCACCTTCACCCAACGCCACCAGCAATTTTGCCTTTGCGACAGACTGGAGATCATCCGGTTGCTCCGTCGGCGTCCGGCTTTTAGAACCGCCACCTTTCCGCCCTGTGATTTTTTTCGGCGCCATAATTCACCCATAAAAAAACCACCCGAAGGTGGTTGTTAGAAATGATGTTTGCTACTGCTTGTCTTCGACGTAGATGCCCGCCGATACAATCGCGCCACCGATCCGGCGTCGTCCGTAGCCAAGAGGAACAGGGTTACCCTGGGCAGCGGTGTTCGTCACGCCACCAAAGGCGTAGGAAGCTTGGTTATCAGCATCCTGCTTACTGGCAAGCCCGGCTGGTTGTGGGGAAAGCATCTGCACAATACCGCCAAGCATCATCGCTGCACCAATTTTCATTGCAGCTGGTCCCCATGCGGCCCCGCCCCATGCCTGACCTATGGTTGCACCTAATGCCCCGACAACAACAAGAACGGCTCCCAGAATTGTTTGCAGTAAACCTGCTTTTTTACTCCCAATCACCACGGGAACAATTCGAATCACTTCTCCCATAACGGGGAAGCCTAAATCATCCATCCCGAGGTTTTTTTTACCTTTAAATACAGCATACGTTAGCCCGCGCATTTTGCTGGTATTAAGATACTTTTCAAAACCGGGGATAGTCTTTGATAAGGCATTTATTGATTCGGCTGTAGTTGTTATTAGCCGGTTATGTACTTTCCCAAATGATTTGCCTAGCTCTCCACCCAGTTCAATTCTTGTCATAACTTCTTGCATATAAGCCCCAATAAAAAAAGCCACATAAAGTGGCTTTAGCGATTAGAAATGTCTTAGAGGCACGAACTGGCAGCTTTACTCCATGGATCACCAATGCCCCTACTGGCTGCATAGACTTTTACGTCTGAACCACCGTCAGTATTTCCCTGTATAATCGCCATCGACAAAACACCGAATAAATCGTCAGCAGCAGAAACTTTATAGCCAGTTTCAGTTTCGATGCTTGTAGCCTGCGGATGTAAGTCTTGCCATTTAGGTGACAAACATTTGTTAACTAGCGCTGGTGCCTTTGATGAATGCCCAGTATAAATAGGCGCACTTTCCTGCAAGGAAGAAGCGCTACAAGCTGTCAGGACTAAACAAATCCCAATTGATAGATAAACCTTCATACCCACTCCTTGTTTTCTGAATATTCACTCAGAGATTCTCGGTTTTTTTGATTTGCTCAGACTCAGGCTTGTATGTGACAGTTACAAAATTTGACACCCCATCAATAATTGTATGACTTAGATTGATGTTTGTGCCCAAATGAGTCCAGACAACTTCTTTATACGGTTCTTTATATTTTGATGCGCCATATTTCTGGGTTAATAGCGACTCCACAGACAGAAACGCCATCTTATTAACACTTTCAAAATCATTATTTATCGATTGTACAATAACTTGGGTAAGAGCATTTTTTTTAAATTGATAGACAACTTTAAATTCATAGGAATCAATAGTTACCTTATCTATTCCTACAGCACCCTGTGTTTCATAGTATTCTAACGGAGGGGTTATTTTATGCGCTTTCCCACTCTCAGCACTGATTACCTCATCAGGACTCATTCCCCAATAGGAATTTCCATACCCCTTGACTCTTTCTGATGCACCAGCAGAGATAGAAAACATTAAGAACAAAGCAATAACGGCTGAAATCTTTTTCATACGCCCTCCAAATGAAACAAAATGTAACGATTAAACCATTTTGTATTAACCTTAGGCAACATGAATTGTTATGCAGACATTCATCATTGGAGATTTCATTTATCTCTTTGCTAGTAAATTATGTCTTACAACCTTCATTGTCCGTTCCTGCCAATAGCCACCATACGGAACGCGCTGGCTCAAATGCCCATACAGATGATGCAATAGCATGTTGTTTTCCAGCAGGATCCCGGCATGGTTCCACTTATTGGCTTGAACCTGCATTATCACCATGTCGCCGGTGCGCGGTGGCCCAGTAAACTCCCGGAAACCGCATTCATACCAGCAATCACGGTAAAAGTTCTCCGGGTACTGGTCCTCCCACCAGGGATAATCCACGCGGTAATCGGTCACCTCAATGCCATGCGTCTGCCGGAAATAACTCATCACCAGCCCCCAGCAATCGAAATGCCCTAGCACAAACGGACGCTCCAGCAGCGGTAACTCGCCGCGCGGCTGAATGGTACGGATATCCCCTTCCGGCCAGCTGGCAATGTGCCAGGGCAGCAGTGTCGCGTCACACTGTGCCTTATCCAGTTCGCTCGGCTGCGTTGTGGCGTCCGGGTGACTGTGTACGATGGCGACAACCGTCCCCAGATCTTCGGCAGCGGCGTAGTCCTCCGGTGACAGGTGGAAATGTTCGGTTGGGTCCGTTGCCAGATTACGGCAGGGAATGTAACGCTGCACCCGGCTTTTCTGCACCACCACGCCACAGCACTCCCGCGGGTATTCTGCGGCGGCATGCGCCATGATGGCGTCGATAATCTTCTGTCGCATATCAGCTCCTGATAAGGGAAGTGCCCGGAAAACCGCCAAACGGCAGCTCGTTACTTTCGCCGTGACGCAGTTTGCACGCCGTCAGCGTGCCGGGGCATTCATCCTGCGAAGGGTCATCAACCGGGTTGTTGTGCTTATCGAAATAGCGGGTCCCTGCATAGTCGCAACCATCACCGGATCGATACTTGTTACGGATGCACCAGGTACAAAGTGAATGCAGCTGGCGAGTGGGGATCATCAGCCCCTGCAGATCCATCGGGCTGGAGAGTTTAAACGCCACCACTTCATGCGTTTCGCTGTCCTTTGCATCGATATAAAACACCTTCAGCTTTTCCTGCTGCGGATCCGCCGCCGGGTTTCCCTCCGGATAGTTTGCTGCGTCCAGGTACTGCGCCAGCGTGTCATGGATAGTGACTTTCGCCTGCAGCAGGTCATCGTAAGCAAGACACAGCGCGGTAATAGAACTATCAAGGTTAGCGACCGACAGAGTCGGCTGTGCGCTGGTTCCGTCAGTCGCCGTCTCAATCCCTTCTATCTCACATGGCCAGGCTTTATATTCCAGTCCCTGCCACCAGATAGATTTTGCGGGGAGCTTGTCTTCATCCCCGCCGGCGGTGGCAATTTCCTCCGGCGTATGCGCAATATTATGTGCATGAAAACGGAGGACATCACTGACGCCAAATCCGGTGCCATCGACATCAAAAAGCCGGACGACATTGCCCGGCTCGAGTTTCTGATAATCACTGTTTAAGCTCATGGTGCAAACGCCTGTTCAAACGTGGCAGAAACGGTTTCCACCGTTTTACTTTTGGTGACGCGCTGCAGGCTGTCTGGTTCGACACGCCACAACGTGAGCTCACCGCCGGGAGGGGTAAACGAAAACGATTTTGTTTTGTGGCGCCGCAGGAAAGCATGAATTTCCCGGACCGTTTCCGGCTGCCCGGTGAATGAATACTCATAGCTGAGGGTTTCATCATTTAGCCCGGCGCCTGTCACCTGTTTATAACCATCGCCAAACTGCGCCGTGCGGACGCTATCCTTGCTCTTCAGAGTTGGCTGGCTGGATGCTTTGATCCGCCATCCAAAATGTTCAATCGCCATCGCTTACCTCTGTTTATTGGCATTCCAGATCATGCCGCCCGGTTGTATAGCTTTCGCAATCCCCGCGCGGACGGAGCTATCAATGACCTGCTGATAGGCTTTTCCGACTGCATCGCCGCTCCCTTTCTGCTGACCCGATTCCCCCTGTCCCGTGGTGACAGAAACAGGTGCATAGACGCTGACGCCGAAAGGAGAAGCAACACCGCCCCCACTCCCGCCAACCAGTCCACCAGTCGCGTAACCGCGCATCATGCGGTACAGATTGCCGACGCCGATCCGGTTTGTGGCCTCCTGGGTAAAGACAAACTCCCCGCGGTGAACCACCCCCGCCGGCTCATACTTACCGCCAGTACCGGTGTAACCCCCACCCGCAAAACCGAGCGCAGATGTGGCTGAGTTAACCAGCCCAACCATGGCCTGCTTCATCAGGATTTGCGTCAGCATCGACAGCGTCGAGCGGGTAAAATCAGCCCAGTTCCCTTTGCCGGTTGTCAGCATGTCAGCCATGCTCTGGCTGATACCGTCAAACGTACTGGCGGCGAACGACTTCATTGAACCGTAAGCATCAGCAGCGGAATCGGCATAGTCAGCCCAGGCTGATTTAGCCCCCGCTTTCCAGTCGTCCCGCAGCTCATCCTGCGCGGCGTAGTACTCCTTGAGCGCGCCCAGCTCATTCTGATAGCCCTGATCCGCATCCGTGCCACCAGCATTCATCCAGCCCTGCCGAAGCTGAGCCTCTTCATTTTGCCGCTGCGCACCGCGGCTGCTCATGCTGCCACCCGCCACCAGCGCTTTGGTTTTCTCACCAATCTGGGTAACGTATTTCTGCGAGCTATCCTGCAGGCGGTTCAACCGCTCCTGGGCAACAATCTGATCGCCAAGCCGGGCATTCACCTCCGCCCGCGCCAGCACCTCATCTTTGTTCGCCAGCACCGATTTTTCATCAGCGGTCAGCGCGCGCTTTTTAGCGGCCTCTTCCAGTACAGAAAAGCGGGATTGCTGTTTCCACAGCTCCTGCCGCTGCTGGCTGATGGTATCCGTGATGCTCTTATGCTCTTCCAGCGTGCGTAGCTGCGCTTCCAGTTCCAGCGTCTGCGCGCTGGCTGTATCGATACTTTTCACGCCTGCCGGCGTTTTCACCGCTGACGGCTTTTTAGGCTTCTTTAGTGAGTCGTCGTATTCTTTTTTGGCGGCTTCAAGGTTGATGTTGTAGTCCGCCAGGAGGATCCGCCCGTCCTTCAGCGCCTTATTCAGTTCGTTCTGGCGAGCGGTGTATTTCTCCAGCGCACTTTGCGTCTTCGCATAGTTTGACTGGGCCTGCGCGGCATACTTCTGGCGATCGGATTCCACCACCGCCTCTCTCGCGGCGTTGTCCTCGGTCGCTTTCGCCACATTGGCCTGCTGCTGTGCCATTTCCAGCGCCAGCCGCGCCGACTCGCGATCGTTCCAGTAACTGGCTCGCGCATCATCATTCACATAGCGGTCGCCTTTGCGGAGATTCCAGACTTCATCCGCGCGCTTAAACGCCGCCTCGGCTTTAGAGACGATTTCCTGCGCCGTGTCCGGCCGCCCGATATCCAGCGCCGCATCCCACATGGATTTAAACGCACGCTTCAGGCTATCCGCTGCCGACTCAATCGAGCCCATGTTGTCGCGCAGGCTCTTTGTCTGATCGCGAAAACCATTCGTCGCCGCATCGTTAGCCGCCTGCAGCGCCGCCGCCTCATCCCCGGATCGTTGCAGTTGCGCCACATAGGCAATCTGTTCAGCAGTGACGTTGTGGAATTGCTGTGCCATGGCAATCAGGCCAGAGGTCGGATCGTTCGTCAGTTTCCCGAACGCGGCCGCCACCTTATCGACAGGCACGCCCGACGCCTCGGTGAATTTTGCCACCGCCTGGCTCATATCATCGAACCGGGCACCAGCGCGCACGCCAGCGTTAACCAGCTCGGTGAGTGCGCTGCTGGTCTGGTTAAATGTCAGCCCCGCCTGCTCGCCTGACTTCGCCAGCACCAGCATGCGGTTAGAAGTCAGCCCGGCGGTGTTTCCGGACAGGACCAGCGTTTTATTGAAATCGGAGAGTGTGGCTGAGCCCTGATACCAGGCGTAAACCACCGCGCCGGTAGCCGTTGCCAGCGCACCGATACCGATCATCACTGGTGATATGGAGCCCAACAGCGCGCGGAAGGTCGGAATAATGCCGCCGAACGAGTCTTTCACCTGACCGCCCTGCTGCAGCAGAATGAGCCATGGACTCTGGCCACCGGCCAGCTGGGTGGCAATATCCGTAAACTGCGCGGGCAGCATACGCATCGCGGCGTTGTACTGCCCTACAGAAATACCGGCCTTTTTCGCCGCACTCTCCTGCCGGGTAAACGACTGCTGCACCTTCAGCGCCGAATCATTCGCCGCATCGCCGGCCTGCTTAAACTGCCGTTTAACGTATTCCATCTGTTCGTTGAACTTCGACGAGTTAACGTCAAGGTTAACGACCAGGTCACCCACTGCCGTCTGGGCCATAGCGAACGCCTCCTGAAATGCCCTCGGCCTTTGCCATCAGTACATCATCACCGGGTTCATCGTCGGTAATATCCTCCGCTGAAGGTGACAGCAGGCTGAAGCTGGCAGGGGTTGATGTGGTTTTGGGGTCAAGTGCCGTGATGACGATATGCATCAGCGAGGAAAAATGCGCATCCATCTGCACATCATTAAAAAAGTTGTCCTGGTAGAACGTTCGCCAGTCGGCGTATTCCGTTGACGACATACCAGCAAGCATGGCGCGCCAGTCCGGCCGGCGAAATTCACGCGCCAGTTTCAGGACGAAAGTCAGCTCACTGGCGAGGACTTTTCCAGACTGATCGGCTCGGTTACCGGATCATCCTGTGGCGCACTGGCTTCCGGTGGCGGCACCATGCCGGACAGCAGTTTCACGCTGTACTCCGCTTCGGCAATAAACTCCAGCGGCCAGGTCATCAGCACATCCTTCTGGATCTGCTCAACATCTTCTTTCGGCGTGTTTTGCGTTCCTTTCAGCGGATGCGCATGCCATAACGACATGGCCACCAGCAGCGCACCGGATGTAATCGTCATGTTCAGCGCGGCCTGCATGTCTGCGTCGACGACAGTTTCCAGCGTTTTCAGGTGTTCAAGATGCTCAATGCGCTGCAGCGCTGACAGTTCATAAAGCGTGACGGTCACGCCGTTGCGCTCGAAGGGTTCTGTTTTTAAAAACATGGGGTACTCCAGGAAGCGGGGCCGAAGCCCCGGTTATCAGGAAACGGTTACGCTACAGGTCGCGACAAACAGCCCGTCGTTGGTCATCACAATAATGTCAGCCGAACCAGCTGCAATACCGGTAACCGTCAGCACCGTATCTGCCACTGACACCGTCACGATCCCGGCATCCGTGGTAGTAGCCCGGAACGAGTTATCGGTGGCGCTGGCTGGCGCCACGGTGACATTCAGCGTAGTGGTGGCAGCAACGGCAACGGTGGCGGTCGATTTATCCAGGGTTACGCCAGTGACATCAATCACCGCCGCGGCACTTTCTTCAGCGAGTCCCGGCTTACCGTTGTTGCTGATTTTGACCGAGCGCGTGATGGTGTCTTTTGCCGTGACCGTTTTACCAAGACTGCTTACCCAGCCACGGAACACATCGACAGCGCCATTCGGGTATTTGATTTTGTATGCCAGCACGGTACCGTCGTCGAACCAGCGAACCAGATCCTGCTGGCCGCTTTCCGCCGGTTTCCAGGCCAGCGTAAAACTGGCCTCACCCGCCGATTTCTGGCCCTGCGCGGTCGCCGTCCAGTCGGCGTCTTCGTCGTCCAGGTAGGTATCGTCGTTTGATTCAGCGGTCAGTTCGCCAGGCTGCAGGTCTTTAATCTTCGCCAGGCGTGTCCAGTCGGTATCCGATACCGGGTTGGCAAACGGGTTACCCGTTCCGGAATAAATCCAGAGCGTGGTGGTGGCGCCCTTTACCGGCGCCAGTGGGTTTGGTGTAGTCATTACGTCCTCACATTTCGTAAGTAATGGAATATTTCAAATCAGCCGAACTCCACAGCCCAAGATCATCATCGCGCTGGTAGTCATAACCCTGCTGCACTATGTTGGTGATAAGCCCGGCGAGCCCCGGCACATCGCTCATCACCGGATAAATTCGGGACTCCATCCAGTTATCCAGTTCTGAATCCGGCACCTGCGCCGGTAAAAAGATTTCGATATGCAGCGTGGCCTGCCAGGTATCCGTATCGAGCTCTTCACCGGTGTATTCGGCATCCGTCAGATAGATAGCGATAGCGGGAAAGTCGCCCTCCTCGAGTACTGCCGGACGCCCATCAAAATAGAGAGCCTCTTCACCAATCTGGATTTCCAGCGCGTTGATGATGGCCCTTCGGATATCACTGTGTTTCATCGTTTCAGAATCAGCCTGAGTTGGTTTTTAAGGGATGCCCGCAGTTCTTTGGGCATATCCGATTCCATGAGCTTCGGCAGCGCATCTCTAAATGCATTCGTCAGCGGTGTAGCCAGGGGAATGCTGACCACTTCAATCGGGTAGCGGGGTTTGGACGTTCGTCGCATGACATGCCAGCGCCCGTTCTTCAGTTGCTGAATAAAACCGCCCGGGAAACGAAAAGGGCCAATTCGCAATTCGCTATTGGCCCCTTTTTTATCCCGTTTTCGGCGTGATAATCGCACGCTGGCGGTCCCCAGTTTTATCGCCGGCAGATTACCCCGGTTAACCCGGATGAGCGCTCTAGGCTTTTTCGTCGTGGCACGCCTTATCCTGGCGCGTTGCTTCACCAGCTTTCTGGGAACACGGGTATCTTTCGACACCACCGCAACGCTTCGGCTAACAGCCCGGGTGGCCACACGGTTGACCGCCTGCGCCGAAGCGCGAGGAACTGCCGTGCTACTGATGCTGTTCAGGTTCGCCATAGCCTGTTCAAGCCCTTTTATCGACATCACATCTCCTTAACGGCGACGGGTTGATGCGGGAGGAGAACCCGTCCCTAGCCAGATATGACAGGAGCCGCAATCATCCGGGCCAATACGTTCAACCCAGAAAGACTTTCCGTTAATATCCAGCGTGTCCAGCCGCGCCAGCTGCTCAATCGCGGCTGATTTCACAAACAGCGACGGGCTGGTCCCCTCGACACGGACGCCGGGGGTGGCGTAACCGATATTTTCCGGATCATCGAAAACGCCACTCAACGTAGCGCCAGAAATCGCGCCGGACGTTACCGTTGCCGAAGTCCCCATAACCTGCCGAATAGTGTCATCGGCCTGTGTTATTGCAGCATCAAAAAGGTTATCGAAATCAGCCACACCGCCCCCTGTTAGTGTTCGCGGACCAGTCCGAGCGCAACCAGGCTATCCGCATCCGTTGCTGTCACGCGGATCACCGTTCCCGCCTCCACAATAGAGACCGGTTCATCGCGGGTCGCGTGCAGCGCCTCAATGTGCAGCGTGACCAGCGTTTCGACAGCCACCAGCGCGTCATCAGTCCTGCCGGTTAACACCGTATTCGCTGGCGCCACAGGTTCTTCGGTGCCGGGTGATGTCGCTCCGTCACTCACGCCACCATTTTCAACGCCATCGGTATCCGTGCCGCCATCCAGTTCTTCCTCCAGCTCCGCAATGCGCATTGAGAGCTCCTGAATGGTGCCACCGGTATTCACTTCCCGACCGAGCTGCACGCCAAGCTCATTAAGGCGTGCGATCAACTTTTCTTTTTCTGTCATGAGAACAGCTCCGAAACAGGGCCCCGAAGGGCCACAGAATGGAAATCAGGCGAGTTTGACTGACACAAACGCATCCGGATCAGCCAGCAGCATCAGCGGTGCGGACTGGATCATGGTGAACTCACGCGCCGGGTCACCGGTTTGCACCCAGTTTTTCGGGTAACGCGCGGAGGCGTTAATACCTTCACGCTGGGCATCCACATCCTGAATGCAGCCGTAAGTACGCAGCCCGCGCGCCTGGGTATTACCCAGTACCATGCTCAAATCCGGCAGGTAGTTCTTTTTGGTGTCGTTTTCAATGTACTGCCCGGAGTAAACGACAATGGCCACGTCGCCATACATCCCCTTATAGGAGACGGCTTCGCCCAGATCCTTCAGCGCCGTTTCCAGTTCAGAGTTAGAGCCACGACGGGTGTCGAGCTTCTCTTTTACCGCCTTGAACGAACGGAACAATGCCCAGCCTTTCGGATCAAAGACGATGATATTGACCACACCGCTGGCGTTCAGCGCGTAGGCTTCAATATCGTCAGTAGGGTCATAGGTTTCTTTGTCACGACCGCTCCAGGACGCGGCACCGACCTGAATGATGTTGTTGCCGGCGCTGCGCCCCATATCCACCTCAACCGGTTCAAACGCTTCACCGGTCATGGTGTATTTACCGTTGAGGACGGCAGCAACGGCCTGCTTCTCCTCAACCTGGGCAATTGCCAGTTCTTCATCCTTCATGTTCTGCAGGATAATGCGACGGCGACGGTAGGCCGGGTCAGCCAGGTTTTGCGGATCTTCATCTGGCAGGCGACGCAGCGTCATCTGCGGGTTTACTTCATGCTTCGGCTTGACGTAACCCGGCGTAAACTCAGACGTTGCACCGCCGCGGGAACGGATGACCTTGCCGGAAACAACAGGCGAAACGTACAGCGCCATGTTGACCATGCCCGGGATCTGCGACAGATAGACCTTCTCAGTGCTGAAGGGGTAGCTTTCACGGAAGAAGATGCGCAGGAAAAGCGGGTCAAACTTGAATTTCTTCTCATTGACCGCCAGAAGTTGGGCTGTAGTGTAAATTGACATAGATTTTTCCCGTAAAAAAAGCCGCGATGGCGGCTTCTATGGATGATGGTTGCAGTTCAGAAAAGGGTCAGACGATGCTGATGGCTGTACCCGCAAATGCGTTGCGCTTGATGTTTTCATCCGTCACCGCATCCGGCCAGAGCACATCTTCAATACGGAATGATCCGGACTTATAGAATGCCAGCTCGGTGCTGCTCTGATCCGCAGTCACCGCCAGAACGCCGCAGGCGGCCCCCGCATGCTGACCATCCCAGACCGTAAGTTTGCCGGAAGTGACATCCAGCATCAGTGGCGTCATCGCCGGTGTTGCCGCCGTCAGTTCGCCAGGGGCATAACCGGTATGCGCCGGATCACTGTTCCCGAGGGGCTGGCTGTGTGTAAATTGTTCAGTGTTAGACATGTTGACCTCTTAAACAGGCGTATTTAACAAATCGTCACCCGCATCAGCAGATGAACTCCCTGCCGCTACGGTGCCGGGTGCGGTTTCCATCAGACGATCCAGCGCGGTATCCGTGCGGGCCTGAGCACTCAGAGGCGCGGCGGCAAGAATGCGCTGTGCACTTTCCACCGTCATGCCTGGCGTTTCAGCCAGTGCACGCGCCTGTGATTCGCGTCCTTTTGCCTCTTCACAGTTCAGGATCCCCATAATGCGACCATTTTCAGCAGCGACCGCCGCCGCGACCTGGCTGCTCACATCAACAGATGCAGTGGTTGCAGGGTCAACCACCACAGCGGGTGCGTCAGCGGTGGCCACGGGCTGGTTAGCAGCAGCGGTTGCTGCTGGTTGAGTGGTATCTGCGGATGCAGTAGTACCTTTCATGCTTCCTCCTCGGGAAATCATCGTTCGTTTGTTAATTGCATCGCGCATAACATTCAGCGCATCCATGTTGTTGACCAGCTGCTCCGCCAGCCCGTTGTCTACTGATTCCTGGCCTGAAAACACAGCCGCTTCAGTATCCAGAACGGCCTGGACCGACATGCCGGTATAACCCGCCACCTTTTCAGCGAACATCTGCCGGGTGGCGTCAATGCGCGCCTGAAAATCTGCGCGAACTTCTTTGGGTAATTTCTCGTAGGGGTTCCCGTCCACCTTATGTTCGCCGCTGTAAATCAGCGTGACCTCGACACCGCTGGTTTTCAGGGCAGCGCCGTAATTGCTATGGGCCATCATGACCCCGATGGATCCCGTTCTGGCCGTCTGTGTCACAAGCCGGCGCGAGGCCGCACTGGCAATCAGCTGGCCTGCGCTGCAGTTCATATCGTTGGCCAGCGCCCAGATGGGTTTGATATCACGCATACGGGCAATAATGTCCGCACAGTCAAAAGCCCCCGCCACCATTCCGCCGGGGGTGTCCATATCCAGAAGGATGCCGTCAACACCCGGATCACTGATGGCCTGCTGAAGACGGGCGATAATGCCGTTGTAACCCGTCATCCCCGAATATGGCTGGAGAGCGCGGGTTTTACTGACCAGAGTCCCGGATACCGGCAGCACCGCGATCCCGTTAGTGACCTGATAGCTTCGTGCCGGTTTTGGCCCCATGTCTTCATCGTCACCAAAGAGCGCCAGCGGTTCAGCCATCTGCTCAGCACCAAGCGTCACGCCAGACACGGTGTCGGTCAGGCGGGTAATACCCAGCTGACCAGCAAGCGCGCAAAAGAAAACCCGCGCATAGGCGGGTTCAAGTAATAGCGGCTCATTGAAAGCCATACTGGCGATGTGCGGGAGATTACGCAGCTCGGGCGTCATCGTTCGCCTCCTCATTTGATTTCTTCAGTCCAGACTCAAAGGCAGAAGCCGCCCAGGCTGGAGGTTTTAGACCAGCAGCGCGACGTTCCATCGTTTCACGTACCTGCTGCGAAAATATTTCCTGATAGTCATCTCCGCGCTTGGCACACTCCTTCTCATAAGTGCTCAGACCGGCCTCAATGAGCATGACGGCCTCCTGCACTTCCTTCAGCCCATCTATCGCCATACGGCCTGAGCCTATCCAGTTAGCATTGCCCCAGGCTGTTCTCGCCTCCTGAAAACTGAATCGTGATCTGGATGGCAACGTCACCACCCGGCGGACAATGGCCTCCTCCAGCCAGCACACAAACATCTGACAGGCCTGTCGGGCTGCCACGAACTTGCGACGGCCCATAAAGAACGCCCAGGACTCGTTCGCGCTGGCGCGTGCAGTGGAGTAGCTCATCTGCGAATAGTTGCGCGAAAGCTGCTCATACGACACCCCCAGACCTGCTGCGATATAACGCAGCAGTGATTGCTCGAACGTCGAAAAACCGTTGTCCGTATCCTGTGCTGACTGAAGATTCAGGGAATCACCCGGCATGAGGTGAGGAACCTTCGCACCACCAAGGCGAACCGGCGCCGCGGTATAATACGAGGCCATTTCACCCAGCCAGCCCGTCATCTTGCTCTGCTGGTCTTTGCTGTCAGAGCCGAGAATAAAGTCCATCGCGGTTTGCGTATCCAGCTCACTTTCAATCGTTGCCGCATACATCGCCTTAACGATAGCGCTCTGGAGCTGCGTATTTTGCAGCGTATCAAGCATTTTCATTTGCTCCATGACGCTGTAAAACACGTTGGCACCGCGCGTCTGTCCATCCTCCAGCGGTTCAAATACATGGATAAAGGACGGACGGCCGCCGGGCAGCTCACGCGGAATGTAGGACCATTTCTGCGCCATCCATCCCGGATATCCGTCCTCGCTGACGTAATAGCCCAGTGCGGCGCCACCGTCGTTGGTTCTGACACCAGCCCGACAGTTTCGCGTGTCTCCGGCATTATTGGGGTTGCTGATGCGTTTCGGGCTGACCATCTTGAACTGTGTCCGGAAGAGCCGCGTTGAATCACTGTCCCAGGTGGGCTGGACACACAGCTCGCCGTTAAATGCATGAGTCGCGACACCTTCGCGGATCATCATCGTAAACGTCCGCTTGCGCTCAGCATCGATCCCGCAAAAATCATCTTCAGCATACTCATACCAGGCGGCCTCCACCTCCCTGGCAAATGCGCGGCTTTCTTCTTCTTTGATACCGAGATAACGCCAGCTCGGGCAGTAACTCAGTCGGAAGAAGGAACCGACAATGTGATCCTGATGAAGCTGCACGGCGTTTGCCGCATAACCATTATTTCGAACCAGATCGTCTGCTCGCGCATTACCACGGGATAAATTAGGCAATAACGCAGCATCCGCGCTTTCGCTCGGTGGGTTCCAGGCGCGTAACTGGCCGCCAAAGCCACCAGCACCACCGTGATACCCGGCGTAGTCCCGCAATGCGGTTTTACCGTCCGGCCCTAACAAAGCAGGTGTTTTCATGCGTAAAATCCTGCCGGTCCCCGGCGTCGTTGAGTAATGCCAATCTGTGATTCAAGTTCGGCAATGTATTTTTTCAGGTCGGTTACGGAGGTGGCGGTGAACTCAACCCGCCGGCCGTCCTTTTGCACCGTTGCCACCCGCTTTCCCATCATGAGGTCATGCAACGCAGCGCGGGCGGCATCCAGATCGGTCTGTGTCGCCATTATTCGTCTCCAGATAATGCCCGGGCATAATCCGCCAGGGTCTTGTTATGGGTTCGCCCCCCTTCTTCCTCCAGCAAACTGGCCAGAAGAGAATCGAGATTTAACTGCCAGCGCGAAATACTGATCCGAAGCGCAGCCAGCGCATAAACGAAACAGTCCAGCGCCTCGTTTCGTCGCTTTTTGCTGTCCCAGAGGATCTTCTTCTTACCGTCCACCCATTTTTCAACCTGCTCCTCAGCGGTGAGCTGCTGTGCTTCAGCCAGGTCGTAAACGTCGGGGTTGTTTGGGAAATGCACAGCACCGGCGAGGGGTTCATCACCATCTGGCTGCAGGGTAAAGCGGTTATAGATTTGCTCTTTCGCTGTGTCCGTCCCGACTTCCGTCAGATACACGCCGTTCTTGTTCCGTTTGCGTGGCATGCTGGCCACAGGTTTGCCATAAACAGAGGCCCCTTTGATGGGGATAAGACGAAACAGGCCGTGCTTTTTCGAACGGTTGTATACGATGGTTGGATCGATACCGCCGATATCCCAGCAAATACGGGATATCGACATTTCAACGCCATTTTTTCGGGTGTATGCCCTGTTTATGGCCTCATCCACCCTGATGAGGGTAGCTTCATCATCATGTCGTCCCATGATGATCTGCCGGTCAATCAGCCAGCTTTCTTCACCCGGCCCCCATCCCCAGACGCGCATCTCATAGCGGTCAAGCTGTGAGTCAATGCCAGCGGTCAGGTAGGCCACCCGGTCAGGTACTGAGGCAGAAAAGTGTTCTTTCCTTTCCGCCATCACGTCCGCATCCGGGCGTTCGCCAATCTTCGGTTCCCATGTCTCACCCAGCGTGGTATTCACGAAGGTTTTACGCTTACCGGTATCCCCTTTCGTCTTGATCCAGTCTTTTACTATCTGCACCCAGGTGGTAAACGGGCTGTATGCTGTCCATATGTGGAAAGTGACGCTGTCTGGCGGTTCAATGTCGGTGCCAGAGGACGCAAACCAGTTCAGTCCATCGCGTGTCCAGATCCCCGTCTCGTCGCAGATATAGCGCGCCTGCGAGAAATCCAGCTCCTGCTGCTTAATGACGCAGGCGTTATGCTCGCAGAGGTAAAAAACGCTGGCCGGTTCGCCAGGCATCCACTTAAACCCGAATGGCGTTTCCTTATCGCCAAACTTCAGATATTGCTCTTCCCCACAATGAGGGCAGGCAACGTGAAAACGCATAAAATGCCCGGACTCACTCGCGGCACGCTCAATCTGGCAGGTTCCCTTTAGCTTTGGCGTGGAGCCACGGATTGACTTCGGCCAGACGGAGCCCTCAATACGTTTATCACCGAGGAAGGTGGGCGAGCCCTCTTTCTCAATATCTTCATCAAATGCTGCCAGCTCATCGTAGCCGGCGACATCAACCGATTTCTCACGGTAGTTTTTCGCCGCCTTACCGCCCAGACACCAGAAGCCGCGACCGTTGGAAAAGCGCTTCATGCTGAGCGTATTGTCGCGGTTCTTTTTGCCGTACCACGGCGCAAGTGACAAAAGAGAAGGGATATCACGGATAGTGGGCTCAACATGAGACTTCATGAAGTTCTCAGCATCGCCATCGGTTGGCAGCCAGATCAGCGAATTGCGCTGTTTGTGTTCGATAAAGTACGCATACACGCCGAGCAGCATTTTCGAGTAGCCAACACGGGCAGATTTAACGACATTCACCTCTCGGATATAGTCGTTGCCCATGGCGTTCATAATGGCTATCTGGAAAGGAAGCGTAACCCAGCGCCCTTCCTGATACGCTGACTCTTTAGGGAGATAATAATGCGCATCAGCCCATTCAACAGCTGTCAGTGGTTCAGGCCGAAATAGCGAACGGAGCCCTGCCTGAGCAGAGTACCGCAGCCCCTTAATCTGACTGTTCGATATATTCACTCAGCAACTCCGGTATTATTTCATCCAGCGCAGCTGCCTTGTTCATGGCTTTAATGATGTCCTTCTTCAGGAAATCAATGTGCCGGTTTTCCAGTTCGGGGAAACGCCGCTGAACTGATAGAGGAACGCCATCGAGGATACTGGCTATTTCTCCGGCCACCCGCGATAACACGAACGTGCAGAATGCGGTTTCCACCACCTCAGCGGTGTCTTTTGCATTTTTCAATTCCTGCGTGTCGGCCTGCGCCCTGATAAGTCGGTGACGCTCATAATCTATCGTGCCGGGTTGAAGATCCGACTCCGAAGCAATCCGCAAATCCTCGACTTCTTTCCGCAACTTCTCATTTTCAATTGCGGCATCACGGGCGGAATACCACTCAATAACCGCCGCAGAATCATAGAGCACCTCATTACCTTTTCCGCCACCACGGGCAACTGGCATCCCCTGATCCTGCCAGTTCTGAATGGTGCGAACACTGACGCCAAAAATCTCAGAGAGGCGTTTTTTGTTTACCTCCATGGCTCACTCCATGCGCAAAACAGAGAAAGGAAACGACATCGAGTAATTTGCCTGTTATCGGACTCTGCCGCTTCCTTTCTTTTCAGGGGGTATTTTCAGTAAAAACAGGCAATTAGCTAGAAGAAGAACGGAAACGACTAAAACCGAAAAAATCTCATAAATAGCGAAAATCTGCGCGGACGCCGCCCCGTAGCGCACCGATATGCCGGAAAGGACCCTCAAACGATAATAAATATCACTTACATTATGACATTGACGGTTTCTACTTTCACAAAGTCCGCCAACTAAGCTGGCATTCGCGTGTCAGGTATACAAAAATGCCCACCTAAGTGGGCATCCTATGAATTGTTGACCTTCTCAATTTAGGAAATGAATCAAGCCAGGATTAACCGTTACAACCTTCCCGTTATCCATTTCAACTAATGCCTGTTCACATACATAAGGATGATTACTTTCGTCAAAAAACCTTATCGGAGCAAACTTTATAAATGTTCCTTCCTCCTGCTCATACGCATCAACTATTCGACAACGACGAGTTTTTTCAGACATTCATCTATCTCCTTTATTAGCCGAGATTTTATAATAGCTAAGATTTATCCTAATGGATCGCTACTACCTTGTTTTAGGCTGCTCCTGACAGTTTTTTCCATACTTTTTATACGTCAGAATTTCCCTTTTAGTCGGCTATCCATAGCGGCAACATCCAAGCTCATGATTATGAACATTTTTAAATTATTCGACATCTATGCATAATCATCTCTAACGAGCTCAATAACATGAGCACATGATGGTGATAACCTTGGTTCCGAAAAACTAGGCGTTTCCCGTGGCAAGCGCCCTGTCGAGAGGTTCCATCAAAAATGAAAAGGATAAGAAGAAGATGACCTGTCAAAAAAAACCACCGACATATATCAGTGGTTCATTTTTAATTACGACAATTAGCTATTTACAAAGGCGTATAATGATTTTTCAATTCACGACACCAATGTTTGATAGTTGTAGCACGTCGTTCAATCGTATCTCGACTTAGAGAGTGACATTGTTCCAGTAGGAAGTCTAAAGCACTGTCTGGATCAACCTGAGATAAATGTTCAACATTCGCCCAATTTATCCAAGCCCAACCCACATGGCTCACTTCAAATTTTCTCGCTGCAATTTTATGCCTTGTCGCCTCGTCACTTTGTACGAGTTGTTGGCCAGACGTCGTAACATTACCAAAGCTATCAAGTAATCCCAAAACTTTAGCAGCATGTTTATAATAGTAGATATGTCTATCTTGTAAGCCAGTATTAACTGGAGTAAGTGGCTCCCCACTCCAAACAATTTCTACTAATTTATAAACCGTCTCCAGGACATCTGCTTGAGGTATTTGATGCCCCCCAACCAATAAAGTAGAAAGACGCGATAGATTTTTTAAATAGAACTCAGCACCAGCTTTTGTAACAACAAGAACTAACTCACCTGTCTGGTTGCTATTGAGTTCCATATTCGTGCCTGTCTCGACTATGGATTGTAAGAGATCTGTCAAAGCTTGAACATCAATACCTTTTTCGAAAATAAAGGGGATGATATCCGCTCTCAACTCTATCAGTCTGCTTAACTCTCTAAATATTTCTTCAAAGGAATGTAATTCCTCAGCTTTAAAAGAAATAATAAAGGAACCAGGCCGCGCATCTACAGGCCGTAATTTATCTTTGCATTTTGCCATTTCCAGCATTCGGTCATAAAGATCGCTGAATCTGTCACATACATTTGACACATGACTCAAGACTAAATTTTTTGCGTTTTTCCTTGAGCTTTTTTCTAAATGAATCTCATGAGTTGAGTAAGTAATAGCCTCACCCAGCCTTCCACTTGGCATTACTGGAACCACCGAACTTATATAAAGCTCAGAAGCGGGTAAAGGTAATTCAAATATTTCAGCCAGATTTTTATTCAGCCAAGTAACATTACTTGTGCGATCGTAAGGTATGTGAGCTTCATAGAAAAAGCTTTGCTCCTGATTAATTAGAGCATCACGAATACATATTCTTTTTCTCTCAATCAACTCTAACCTGCCTGGAGAGATTGGTATGATATACCAACTATCACATTCATCATCCTCACCAATCCAGTAAACGATAAAAAGTGTACTAACTTCATTTTCTACTGAAAAGAAGCGAGGCTCCTCGAAGAACTCATAGACTCTTTTGTAACATAGAGTTCCCATCATTGTATTAGGTAGAAAAACGTTACTCATACGCCTTCTCCTATACAGTGAAATTGTTCATGAATAGAACTATTACGCTTGAGCCAAATTGTGTAGTGAGCTGGGTCGGCAAATGTTTTTTTCATCACTCCAAAGACGGAGCTGACCTGACCACTAGCAACGAGTCGATTACCAAGAGCAGCTGGGAATTTAGCTTTTGCGTCGGTAGCCCCGCGTGATTCTGAAAAGAATGATGTTCCATAGACACACTGAAGTGCTTCCCCACGACACTTCTTGTGTCGTTGTGGATACTCTTCATGTGTAGAGAGGAAACATGCAGGGGTTGGGGGATTTGCCCTAACTAAGCGATAAAACTCACCCTCAGCGTCAACAGCTGATGTCGGAGGCACTCCAACCGGGAAAAAATCGGGCCAAGAATCCTCTTCAAGTTCAACAGCTACTTCTGACATAAAATCATTCCGTGTAGTCAAAGAAAAAACTGCCAACACGATAGCATTTATAATTTTGATCAAAAAAGGCGGTTGGCATCGGTTGCAATATAGCAAAAGTAGACAATTTGTGAACCCAGTTGTGCAAGATTAGCGCTCGCAATTCACAATACCTGCTGCGTCACCAGCTCAACATCATCATGCCAACTATTTAATATGTCCTGAGTTCCTCACTGAGCCGTAAATCCGTTCACACGTCATTCCGGCCCTGTAACTTTCGTCAGCTCGTCCAGCATAATACCGAGCTTCTTCTGCAAGACTTCCGAGCATGTCGGCGAGCATTGCGCCGTCGGCTCCGGCTGTTTTGCTTCTGACGGAAGCGGCAAGATCTGCGGTGTGCTTTGCGGCGTCCAGGCGGGTAGCGAGGTTTCTTGCTTGCTGTTGCAGCTGGCTAACAGTGGTAGCCAAGCCAGCAGAAGTAATGGCAGCGCTCGCTGCTTTAGCTTGAGCATCTTTAACAGCCTCATCACGGGCTATTGTTCGCCCTTGTTCAATCATGCGAGCAGCGGTCTGTGCGTTCGCTTCCTGTGAAGATTCCGCGCTATCCCGGTCAGCCCACTTTATTTTCCAGCTGCGGTTCGCCCACTCACTACCAGCGAGGAACGCACCAGACAATGCGACAACCACGATGATGCAGATGCTGGTGGGCTTCACTGGTCTATCCCCCAGCACGTCAGCGCGCTTTCCTGGTCCCGTCGTTCTACCTGCCCATAGCAGCCATTCTTCTGGCCTTTGGTCAGGCGGCAATCGCGGCCACCGTCTTTAATCCACCAGCGGATAGCTTCACAGGCTCCTTTCGTATCGCCAGCGTTCATGCGCTTATAGAACGTTGATGGGTAGCATTTGCCCGGTCCGATGTTGTAAGGGCAGAACGATGCAATGCCGACCTTCTGCGGTTCCGTCAGCGGTACCTTGATATTGCGGTCAACCCACGCCAGTGCCTTGTCGCGCTCAATGGCGTTAACCTTCTTGCATTGGGCCTCGGTTGCAGTTTGACCTTTCACAACGGGCTTACCGTCGATTACGGTGACGCCGTGACATAGCGACCAGACACCACCGGGATCGACAACAGCCACCAGCGCATTGCCTTCTTTTTCGTTAATGAATTGGTCAAACAATGCCTCCGCTGTAGCACCAGCACCGATAAGCGCAAGCATGGCGGCGCTCAGCTTTGTTTTTGTCGATGCCATATTAATGATCCTGTGGTGGTGAAGTGATGTAGCCACGCGCAAGGGCATCTTCGTATGCCTTCGTCTGCCGTCGTTTGAAGTAAAGGTTGGTGAAGAAGGTCGCTATGCCCAGAACTACGCCACTCACAAGAGCTATAAAGTTCCAGTCAAGCCCATGAAACCAGTCATAGACGCGCGCTAACCCTGTGCAAATTAGGCCGCCTGACGTGCAGTACGTGGCCGCCGAAAAGATTTTGTCAGGCATTTTCATAGTCTCTCACCTCGCTGCGTGGCGGGTGCTGTGTGTGATGGAAGGGATCAGGCCCGTGGGCTCTAAGGTAAAGGGGGATGTAAGAAGTGATTCCCGGACCCTGAAATAAAAAAGGCCCACTCAGATGAGCAGGCCAAGGTAAGGGGTGCAGCGCCGGGTGCCTCCCGGTGAATCAGCCAGTCAACTGATCCGCGCGCATTTGTGCATTCATCGTTCTGACTGTACGCCCCTCCGCACAGGGGGATTCGCTGCACAAATAAATTAAATCTATTTCATAAGCATCGTCAATGCTTACCAACACGGGTCAATAATCTTTAAAGCAGAATGCCCCTGCAATCAGAACCACCACAGCCACCAGGAGCAAAATTGTCATTATCATTTTTTTCTCCAGACTGTAGGCAATCATTGCTAACGCTAACAGCAGTATTGATGAGATGGGCCATGTGCTTTCAAAGAAAAACAGCATATTGATTACTCACAAATTACTGTACTCACCCTAAGACTACGTGAATACATATAGAGTTACCAGCCACACTCTCGCGGTGGCCACGCTCATGCCCTTGAGGTGCTGTCGCTCTATCGCCGCTGATAACCGGTACGCGTCTGGCGTTCGCGCTGCTTTACCGGAGCTATTTTTGATATAGGAACCTTAACCCATCGCTACACAGGCTCGCTCAATGGCGACTCAGGGCAGCATCATGACTGCTGCTTTGCCTTTCGGCTGCGGTCTGTGCGTTTACTGGTGCATTTTCTTACCCTCCAGAAACGCAAAATCTCCGGCTATTGCCAGAAACAGGATCGGACATAATCCCACCATTGATATTGCTGTGAGTCCTCTCAGAAAAATTAATGAGGGGAGTAAAGGTCAGGCTCGCGGGCTCTTAGGTAAAAGGTCATTAATGAGTGATTCCCGGAGCCTGAAAATTAAAAAGGCCACCAGATGGCAGCCTTTATATGAAGTGAAAATGTTGTGTGTTCTTGCGAGGAACGGCGATGTGACAGGGGTACTGATGCAATGCATCCCGCGAATACCCCTGTCGTATCGCCGCAAAACAAAAGCCCCGACTGGCGGGGCTCTCGCTATATTCAAATTGTCGCTTAACGTCGCTGCCATCGTGGCGCAGCTCTGCCAAGCATGAATGAATTATCTGATTTTCTGGTCAGTTTTCAACAAAAAAACGAATTTAGAGCACAAATAGCTAAAACACCTTTACTTTTCCATCAGCTTACGGGATGAGAGAAACACCTTTGCCCGGAAAATCTCAAGGCACCAGCGAACCCGCTTCCGGGCCTCTCCATCAGTCAACCAGGGGGCGATCGACTGTAGTTCCCTGGTAATATCCGCTATTTTTTTTCGCGTGGTGTAATACTGAAGGCCAATAACGTAGACGGGATCGTTGATATCAAAGGCCGACAGTACAGACTCTTCTATAAAATCCACATCATCATTAGTCATTGCCTCATCAATGATACTGTGTGGCGCTTGAGGCCAGAGTATGCAATGCGCTCTCTTTAAAGCCTGCTCACCTTTGAAACCCTCGCGCCTTGCCTGGTCAAGAGCAACTGTAAATCGCTCCAGAGCTTTGTCTGACCAGCGGCCCCTTCTGATTACGTTCCAGCATGCATGCTCGCGCGGCATACGCGGGGCGGCTCCGCCCCGAACACCTTCCCCCCATGTTGAAAGCAATGATTTTATCCATGCGGACTGAATGCAGGTTAGGAGCATACTTTTACCCAGCCAGCTTTTGCGGGGCGCGGCGGCGACAGTGGCGAGCCCTTGTTGGTGCAGACGGCGTTGACGTGGTGTCATGATGATTCTCCTTTACGCCAGAACGCCGAGCGCATAGGCCCGGTCCAGCAATTGAATGATTAACACTGGCTGCGGCGCATACTCGCGCTCGAATGCGGCGGGATTATCATGTAACTGCCGATGATGAACCCGGCATAGCGGTATGGTGAAAATGTCGTGGGCTTTGGTTGCCATCCCGCCCTGTCCCCATCCGATAAGATGGTGGGCATCATCTGCCGGCTGTCCACAGCACGCGCACGGCTGGGTTTTAACCCACTCAATAAAGCGCGGAGAGATCCAGCGAATACGCTTAGGCCGCGCGAATAATGTGGCCGGGGCTTCGGCGTCTACCTGAACCTGAACAACTGGTTTTACGGTTTTTGGTTGCGGTTGTGGTTCAGCCGCGGCTGGGCGAGCGGGAACAAGACTAATGCGTTCCGCGAGTATGTCCGCTGCAGGACGTGACGGAACTATCTCGCTTTCTTTGTAGACTGACTGGATAGGATCATCTTTGAGGCCAAGGGAGCGGCTCGCCATATTTTCAGTTATGGCATCGCCTATCCCCTCAGACACTGCCCACCAGCACAACTCAGCCAGCGAAAGCATTCTGTCAGCCGCGCAGCCGGTTTTGATCCGCACACATTCAATCACCCAATCAGTGAGGTTTCTGGCGATCAAATCATCCAGAACTTTGTCGCTCTGGTTGCGTAATTCGTTGTCACAATGCCAACAGGCAACTATCGCCCCCGGTTCATGCCGGAACATAACCAGCTCGCGGTGGTGGTAGTTGCTGTGTGGCCACTGGCATTTTGAAACATGCCGCCCCAGCCAGTCTTCAAGCGCCGACACGCCACCAGCAGCGCGAACAACACGCGGATCCAGAAAGAAAGAGGTTAATGTCGGGTCTTCCGCCAGTAACTGGCGAGCATCCGCTATTTTTCCCGACGGTAAATCCTTCATGGAGTCCGGTTGCTGTTCTATCAGAACGCGGCCGGCGCTGAACAAGCCCATTAGCTCCTTGCCAGGCTTCAGCAGAACAATTCCCATATGACGGGCAATCTCAGGCATCAGGAGAGCTCGCACGATTCCCCCTCCCGGATGATCATCTTTCCGATTTCTCCCCAGATTTTGGTTACACGGCCATCCCAGATATGGCTATCTTCGCCAAAAATGGCATCCAGCAGCGCCTTCTCTAAATTATCTTTATCGGGCTTTTGCTGGTGGGGCTTCCCGTCCATCAGGGACCGTTTCTTTTTGCTCCAGCTCGGCGGCATCGGCAGCACAAAAATAACGTGATACCCACTTTCCGGGAGCGAAACATTGTTCAACCTCACCTCATCACAGAAAGCACGGTACCGGAGAACCTCCGGGCGCTTTTTCCATTTATCGGCGCGGGTCATTCGTGGTTTGCCCAGTGGGGTAATGTTGAAAACCTTCTCGTTCATTTCCCCCCTCGCGAGCACATAGAGCGCTGTGTACGCTGGTGGCCGTTTGATACAGGCAGGAACGCTGATACAACCCAAAAGCGGGGATCAACATCGAGGCTTTTTTCTACGGTGATGTTATTCGCACGATAACGGGCCACCAGCTCTTCGGCCTGTTCTTCGGTAAGGTTGTCCTGGTAGAACCAGTCTCTTTTCATACCGTACCCCGGCAGAAAAAAGACAAAAAGAAACCGCTGACGTGGCTGCACATCAGGAAGTAATTCGTAGTGTGTATTTTTTGCGCCATGGTGTCTCCGTGGCGCAGCAGGTATAGGTTGTTCAGGCCTATGACGGGAGTTTAGCAGAACCAGACGGAATGAGGTAACCGGATCTGGACTTCGCCATTTCAATCATTTGTGCGAATAATGACGGAGTGCCGACAATTTCATCTGGCTGCAATGGCATGAAAGAAACCATATCGCCGCGGCGGTACATCAAAGCACGTTCAGTTACGGGGAATGACGCCAGCCTGGCGACTATAACGCCGTCATCACACCTGATTACAACATACCCACGGTCAGGCATATTCTGTTTTTGTTCCACTAAAAAACCCTCGCTACGGCAATGTGTCAGCGTCGAATTAATAAAACCAGTCGTCTGCGCTTTCCCACGTTTCCTGCAGGATTTCCTCTACTCGCTTTTTGTCGCCATCTGCTCCCCCGATAACGCTGAGGCCATCAGAACCCGCACGGCGCACAATCAGCCTGCAATCGTCATAGTTCTGATTCAGGCGGCGAAGCAGTTCAGTTTGCAGCGCAGCTTCTGCGCCAGTGGGCAGTTTTTTGGTTTTGTCGATCGTCACTTCAACTTTCATAATTCCTCCCGCTCAAAATACTGTATAAATAAACAGTATACCCATACGGGAGATTTATCAATCCCGGAAAAGCATTTTTTGTGAAAGTTACCCCATTGTTTCCATTGTGTTTTTATACCAGTAACAAAAAACCCGCCGGAGCGGGTCATGTCAGGGTTTAAGCTCGAAATCATCATCAAATATTGGTTGGGCGCTCATCGACTCATAGTGGTTGATGTATTCGATCCCCTCTCTGAGTGACGTAGGGTACGGAAACTCGAATACAAAACAGTCTTCATAAGCCCGACCAAACCACCATCCTCCGCCGTAAATTTTTGCGCGCTGAAAGAAAATCCACTTACCTGGAATAATACGATCCAACACGTTGCCACGGTGAACGACGTCGTAATTAGCACTACTACCCATAGTGGCACCTCGCCAACAAAAACACTGTACATACAAACAGTATTATTTCGCTAATGAGGTGTCAAATGTAGGGGGGGGTGGGATGAAGAAAAAAAGCTAAATGCTACTTTTGAGCGGAAATTTCACGCTCGATCAAATTTTCATTTTTTTTTGCAAATTATTGACATTCCCGCCAGTCCTTATGCGCCGTGGACTTAGCCTTTTTTTCCCTTTAACAACCTCAATTTAACGTCAAAAACAACCCTTGTACTGAAAAGAATCCCCACTAGAATACTAACCATATAGAACAACTAATTAATTCAAAACCACTACATGTAGTGGTTATCCACAGGTTGTTTTGCTTTGCGGTAGAAATGAAAAAACCCGGTTGACTAGACCGGGTTCTTCAGTCGGTAAACAGAGTTCGCACCTCTGCTTACCTTGCCAAATGTATCTGGCGACTGAGGTAAGCTTAAACAATTGACGTGGATTCTTCAAGCGACCTGAAACACCCTGGAACGCTTTGGAACGGTTTAGAACATGATTTAAAAGCGAAATTTTCGCCTGGGTTTTTGGTGACTCGAAAGCCCCACCCAAATAAGAAATCGTGCCGAATGTATCTGGCGACTACTGATACAACAACTGCAAAGGCAAGCCCCAGGGTGTTTGCAGCGAGGCGCGACAAAGCTGAGTGAGGCCAATCATGGTTAACTTGCTTTTCAAAATCGTACCTCCGATGGTCGTGATTATTAAAGCGATCATCGAGTACGTGAACCAGCGCCCGTAAGCATGGTTTTTGCTAAAGGCCCAGAAATGGGCCTTTTCTTTTTACGCTGCAATTCCTTTCTGATTACACAGTTCCGGCAAATTGGCCCTTACCAGCGCCTCAGCAAACGGCGGCGGCACGGCGTTACCGCAGCGCGCAACCTGCTTGTCTTTCGGGTACTTCTTGCCTGTATAGTCCTGGTCAATGATGTACCACTCCGGGAAGCCCTGTGCGCGGTATAGTTCATGCGGTTGCAGCATGCGCATGCCGATATCAACGATGCGGTAAGTGATGCCGTCAACGGCCACCAGCCCGTCGCAATCCTCGCCGCAGTATTCCCGCAGGAACGCCAGCGTTTGCTGCGCGCGGTGCTCGTCATACCCGTCAGCTGCCAGCGTGGTTTGCACCTCTCCTACGTGCTGGCCACCAGCGGTGACCGTTGGCATAGGTTCATCCGTGCGTTGCCCGTCCCGGCAAGTTCCGCGCAGCTTCACCAGGTGTGAGGCGACAACAGCATGGTGATCGACAGTAGTGACCGAGTGTGCCGGTTCGTCAAGGCTGACGCCCGGCCCGGTATAATTCCCGCCGTAATGCTTCGCCAAAAACGCGCTCACCGTTGCAAACTTATTGCCCCCGGCTGTAACAGTGCCCAGAGGTTTATCAAGTTGCAGTACGCGCGGTTGCTGGCAAGGTCGCTCACCGTACCCCATCTGAATCAGCGTCGGCGTCACCAACTGCGATTTACCGCCACCGCCCGCCGTGATAGTCGCGCTTGGCTCATCTGCCCGGTGGCCGATGCTGGCGCCGAACTGCCGGGCGATGACCGGCGCAACCAGACAGGCCCGGGATTGCTTCATGATGGTATGGGCAGGTTTATCCAGCGGGCGCGGCTTCGCCTGGTACTCACTGCCGCCGTTTCCAGCCAGGAACGGGGTCAGCGCCGCCTCGACAACACCGAGAGCATGCCCATTCCCGCCCGGGCGCGCCGACGTGCCAGCGGTCACCGTTGGTACTGGCTCCGTAACTGGCTGGCCGGTTGCGCCGGTGCGGAACTTCGTCAGGTGCGGTACGGCTATCGCATAGCCGTGCTTTTTAGTAATTGTCTGCAGCGGTGCGTCAAGCTCCTGGCCACGGAAGCAGTCATAACTTCCTTTCGAGGTGGTGTGGTTACACTTCACGATAAACGGCGACGGGCTATCGATGACAAACCGCTGGATGCCGCGCGCGATCCGTTTCAGCGTATTCTTTGCCAGAGACTTTTTGCGGTCGAAAATGCTCGGGGCCGGAATTGACCAGTCGATGCATTCTGCCGCTGTGCGCCACGGCGCCAGCTTGCCACTCAGAACGGCAGCTGATTTCGGGTCGCCGTGCGTTACCTCTGGCCACACAATCGGCTCCCCGTCCCGGCGCATGACCATGAAGAACCGTTTACGGATGGTCGGCGCGCCATAGTCGCATGCGCGCAGCTCACGGAACTCAACGACATAACCCAGCCCTTTCACCAGTCGCGCTGCGTCTTTGCTGTCGAGAGGGATATCCAGAAATTCACAGCACTCCACCAGCGCTGGATGATCTGCCGGGATGCCGGTTGTCAGCATGCCTACAAAAGCCTGGAATGTTTCGCCAATACGCGCCGGATCCGGGCGACTATAGCCAGGATAAACGGGGCCAATAAAATTCACCATCATAGCCTCAGTCAAATCTGGCTTTGGCGGTGTATGAATCAGCGGCCCCCACGTTTTAAACTCTTCGACGTTCTCCAGCATCATCACCCGCGGGTCAACATCCAGCCCCCAACGCAAAGTTACCCACGCCAGCCCACGAATCGCTTTTTCAACGGGTTTAGCGCCCTTCGCTTTCGAGAAATGGCGGCAATCCGGCGAGGACCATACCAGCGCAACACGACGGCCGGCGGTCGCAACCTTCGGCCGTACCGCATAAACGGACTCGCAATAGTGCAGCGTGTTCGGGTGGTTGGTGGTGTGCATCGCTATCGCGTTCGGGTCGTGGTTGATCGCAATATCCACGCTGCGGCCAGTCGCCATTTCAATCCCAGTAGATGCCCCGCCGCCGCCGGCAAAATTATCAACAATGATTTCTGAATCTCTCACGCGTATTTCTCCATAGCGGCGGCCAGCGAACGCGCCGCGGTGATGATTGACGGTACCGGCATTTTTTCCAGCCACATACGGTTAATGTGATGCTGCAGGCGGCGCTGGTGATGCGCCGGGAGTTCCCCGGCGACTTCAATCTGAGAAAAGACCATGCCGACTTCAGCAGGCCATACCGTCTCAGGCACTTCCACCAGCAGCAGACCTTCCAGCTCAATGACGCGTTTGCAGGCGTACTCGAGTAATGGATCGTTCACGCGCTCCCCCCTGTCCGTTTATTTCGCATTCTTTCCCTGTTGCGCTTCTGCCTCTCCGCTCTCTGCCCAGGGGTTTCATTGGCGCGCGCTCTAGCGTTTGATTCACGATTACGGCGGCGGCGAGCATCTTCAGAACTTTCAGCATTACTCTTCGCCTTCCGTAGCTCCCGCAGTTCTTTCAGAGCAGCCAATTGGCGAGGGTAAAGCGCATAGCGCTCAAGCCCCCAGATAAGTTGATCCAGTTCTTCATCGGTTACTGGTGCTTGAGGGTCTGTTAACTGCTGGTTATTCATCGCTATTGTCCTCGCAGCAGTAGTGTCGGCCTTCTGGATCGTCTGTTTTGCACCCGCAGATTTCACATTCAATTTCGGTGAATGGATTCCCATCACCGCCAGGCCATTCTTCCATGTCATCTTCGTGCTGGCAGTTACGGCATAACTTCTGACCGTTCAGCATATCTTCTTTGCAGCGTGGACAGCGGTCTAAATCTTCGTGTCTCATTTGGATTGCTCCTTGCATTTGTGACTTTCCGGATCGTCGGCTTTGTAAAAGCCTCCGCAGATAGGGCAGCGAACCTCTGGCACATCATCGTAATTTGACGTTCCGGTAATCATTGTCCTTCTCCTTCGATAACCGGCATAAACGACAGGTCGGCAAAGAACTCACCGAAGCCAAAACATACTGAGTAAGCTAATCGCCCATGAGGTTTAAACCCCGGATTGGTGATGTCAGTAGTCGCGTAAGTTGACGTTATTTCATCAACCACCGCCTGCGGCGCTGACGGGCTATCGACCCATGGAATGCAAATCAGGTCAAAGTCACGTGCCATCGTTCCGTGTATTGCCATCGCGTAGCCGTGTTTGCGCGCTATCTCTGCCAGCTCTGGATAAATGGCGCAGTAAACAGGAGCAAGGTTTGCAGCTTTCATCGCTCGCCTCCTTCGATAACCTGGATGCCAGCGGCGCGGAGTGCAGTTGCGCAGTCCTTTCTCATGCTGGAGGTGCCAGCAGCATACCCTTGGTACCACTCAGCATTGGAGCCCAGGACAGGTAGCTCTGGCAGCTTCACGGTGACGGCGCGGGACTTCATCAGCGCCATCTTCTTCAGGTCATCCTGCGCTCGCTGGAACTTCATGCCGTAATCAGTGGCGATTTCTTCCAGCTCCTCCACTCGCTTGCGAAGGCCTTCTATCTCGCCATTACGGGAAATCAAATCACGGGCCATGCGCTCGTTTTCTGTGTCGCCCACTCGCAGCGCATCAAACAGCCGCCCCCAGGAATCTGACATAGGTACGCTGTTTTCCTGCATCAGAGAGGCAAGACGCTGCGCCAGTGCGGTGATATCGTTCATTGGGCTGACTCCTCGAATAAAACTTCACCTTCAACACCGCCGATCTGATAGACGATTGAACTATCTTCCCGATACTCCATCGGTGCAGCGCTCCATCCCTCGCCGCTTGGGTCGTCATCATCACCAACCTGAACAAATCCCCCAGTAACAACCGTGGCCGAATATGTTTCACCCTCAGACCAGTAGCCTTCGGTATCTTTGATGCATTTCAGGAAAATCAGATTGCTCATTGCGTGGCTCCTTCGAGTGCTGCGGCGATCTCTTCGAAAAACTTCTCCCGGGTATGGCTGGTCATGGCCGGTACAAACGCAGCCATCAGCATGCCCTGATCGCAGTTCTCATCGTCGGAAAGCAGAACAATTTTCTTATCCAACCGAACTTTGGCCTCCTGCAGCTGCTCGTTCCGGCTGGCGCGCTGGAGGTATTCAGCGATAATTGCGATCGCCTTTTTGGTTTCTTTCACAGTGGTTTCGTTCATGCTCTCCGCTCCAGATACACATACCGTTTCACCATGCCCAGCGGCAGCTCTAACTTTTCAGCTATATCCCGGAGTTTCACCCCACCAGCGTGCAGTTCGCGCGCAAGCTCCACATCCGCTTCCGGATATTTAACCGACTGGTGGAACCTGCCGCGGAGCCGCAAATTAATACCAACCTCCCGTGCTTTCGTTCTGACTGCCGATTCTGATCGCCCAATGAGCAAACCAATCTGTTTTACTCTCATGTTCCCGCTACACTGATGAACAACTATCAATTCCGCTCGACACCAGTCCTTGCCTTTCTTTCGTATTCTCCTAGCCATCGTTAGCACCTCTGCGCATTACGAAGGCAGCGAGACCGCATTCTGGCGATTCTCCACAGCTCGTTTGAAGTACCGGCCATCCCCATGACTGCCGTATAAACTGTCGCAGCGCGGCGCCACAACCCTTTGCCTTCCAGCTTTTTGGCCTGGCCTATCGCTGCCTGAACTTCCTGCATGTTCTCAACTGCTGGCCTCGGTTCCATGTTTGGTAGTTCGACATCAGGCACCTCGGTTCCAGCTGCAACGTAATACACAAACTGGGTACCGTTATGCTCCCGGCGCAGTTTTCCGGCGTTGTGGAGGCTGCGCAGATGGTTACCAGCGCTGCTCGATGGGAGTTCCAGAACTTCACACACATCCTGAAGGACGCAATCTGGCGTTCTGTCCACGATGGCGAGCACCAGCTGCGCCTGTGTTACTCGGTTTTTGGTCTTTTTGGTCATTGGTCAAAACTCGCTTTGTTACTTAACGACCCGTAGATGGGTCACGTTTTTGCGGTAACTTCCCCAGGTAAAATTCACCCAGATACCGCCATCCATCGTCAGGCGATCCATAACTCGCTCGCCTAAGATATTCGTCAGCTCGTCATGGTTGAGGTTGGTCAACACCCCGACTGGCTTCATTGCCGCCAGGCGGCGGTCGATAATCTGGTTAAGCACCACCTGTTCGCCGCGTGTTTCGCGCTGTACTCCGACTTCATCAAGTACCAGCAGGTCAACACGGCATAGGCTATCCAGCAGAGACGCTTCGGACTGGCCACCGTCGTAGCACTCCCGAACTTTCAGCATCAGATCCATCACGGTGATAACCAGTACGCTGTGATCTCGCTTGATCAGGCTGTTGCCGATGGCCGCCGCCAAATGATTTTTTCCGGTGCCGCAGCCACCGCTGAAAATGAAGCTGGCGAATCCAGTACCGAAATGTTCGGCATAGCTCTTGGCCATGCTCAACGCGTGGCGCTGACCTTCGTTGTTCACCTGGTAGCTGGCGAACGTACAGCCGCGGTGAAGATCACAGATGCCAGACCGCCCGAAAATCTTTTCGGTGCGCACCTTCCGGTTTTCTTTCTCGACTTCGGCAGCTCGTTTTTTCCCCTCCGTGCGCTGCCACTCCATCAGCTCCTGCGCGTTCTGGAAGCGAGGCTGAACACCCGGTGGCATCATTTTTTGTAAACGGCTAAACAGGTCACTCGTTGATTTCATGGTTAGCCCCTGAATCCCGGTGGGATCGTTGTGTCAGGTTGAGAAATCTTTATCCCGGTCGGTTTTTTTGAACCGCCAAAGCTACGTGGCTGTGATCGGGAGTTTCTGAGGCTTTGTGCAAACGCCTGCTCCCACTGCTGGTGGTGTTTAACCTTGCCCTCTGGTTCCCAGAAGTCGCGGAACTGTTGCAACTCTTCGGGGGAGTAGCCCGGTTCAGTACCAAGCTGGATGCCCCACAACGCTGCTTGTTTCACAAAGTCGGGGCCCGGATGCCATTCAGGGGTGATCGAGAATTTCCCGAAAGGCGCGAGATATTCCTGACCGGGACTTTTCCCGTTCTGTTCAACGCCAGGCTCGCACGCTTCTCTCTCTCTGGTTTTATTTATTAGATCTGTATCTGTATCTGGATCTTTATTAGTTGGGTTTCCGTTGTCGTTCTGTTCCAACGGTGGATTAACACCCGTTGAACGCCCGTTCCCATTCCGTTGGTCATTCGTTGATTTTTTAGCCTTTCTAGCCTCCGCCGAGGCTTTTCCCGCTGCTGACTTCTGACTAATTGACGTTTTGACGGCTTCAAGATCTCTCTCGATTCTTTCCTGCGACCACTCGGTGCCGTTATCGTTGAAAAACTCTTTCAACGAACTTTCAACGGCAATCCAACGGTCGTTACTCAGCCGTGCAATTTTCGCTAGTCGGTTTTTGGGGATCGGCCTACCTGTCTGCCAGTAATTGAACATCAGCAGCAGGTATGCTCCATGCTCTTCCGTAGACAAATGCATGGTGTCTGCCAGATAGTCAGCAATGTAGAGTTGCATGTAAGGCAGTGCTGCCATGGTTACTCCTACCCTCAACTTGCAGAGGATTTATGGTCATTGGTAAAAACTCGATTAAAAACACTGTGGCGCTACGGCGGCTACGCTCGCCAGTAGTGGTCCCGCCATATCTGCTGGAAGCAGGTTAAACAATGCGATTGCAGCCTCTCTTATCTCGCGTTCAAGTTTCTGAACCGGAGCACCTAACAACTTCGCCTGGTGAGCATCGCTACACTCTTTGATCGCACTGGCCACCAGCTCTGTTTCCGTTAACCCGCGCTTTAAACCGTACTTACGGGCTACTTCAATCGGCATCGCATCAGCAATCGCCGTGGAAAGCTGGATGACATAACCGGTGTATTTCTCCGAACCGCTTTCGTTCTTCAGATAGCGATACAGGTTTTGTTTGTTAACACTGATGCCGCGACCGTTTTGTTTTTCCCACTGTTCGGCCACCAGCTGCGCCACCGCATCCTGTGCTTTGCCGGGGATCATGGATTCCCATTCCTGCACTGCCGCATAAATTTTCTGGCACTGCATGCCATCGCGGCGACGTGGCGAATACTGATTTTTTGTTTTCAGCTTTGAACTGAGTACTGAATTACGATGTTCAATAGTGAACGGCTGCATATTTAGGCTTCCTCTCTCGGCATTCCATCTGTTGGGTTCGGGTAGAGGTCTGGGCGTAGTTCGTGTGGAGTAACAGCCCAGTTCAGCGCCCTACTAGCGTTAATGACTTCGGTACTTGCCACACCATTTCGAAACCAGGCCGATACCGTTTGTGAGTTTTTACCTAACCGGCGCGCTAACTCAGACTGGCTACCGCACACGGATAAAATTTTTTGTTGAATGCTCTCTTGCATGGCTCCTCCCAAATTTGTTTTCACATAATTGATAATTTTATTTTCAGTGTCAAGAAAATTAACTAGTCACAACTGAAAAGAAACTTTGTATCCTCAGGTATTGGTTTGATTGGAAACGGCATATGAACTTCGAAAACAGACTGCAGCAGGCAATAGATGAGGCGGGGATCTCACAATCTGAGCTCGGTAGACGGGTCGGGGTTAACTCGCAATCTGTAAGCGGATGGTGTAATGCCGGGATCATTCCAAGAAAAGAAAAACTAGCGTTGTTGCCGCAAGCACTGGGCAGGCCGCTGTATTGGTTCTTCATGAGTGAAGAAGAAGAGCATGCTATCGAAGCCGCCACAGCAAGTAAGACGGTTTTGAATGAAAAGCAAAGCAAGTTGCTTCAAATCTTTGATCAGCTTCCTGAAGCGGAGCAGGACCGGTTCATTACTCTTGCCGAAACACGTTTAGAAGAACTGGATAAGTTCATACAAGAGTATCTACAGCGTCGGAAAACGGATCCCACGTCGTAACGAGCGCTATCAGTAACTAAAAGCCACTATTTTGTGGCTTTTTTTTCGCCTTTAACGCCCCCTCATACCACACGCCAAAATCATCACTGATATTTTTATTATCAATTTTCAATTGACGACTGATAAATTTATTTGTAGCCTTAATTCCAGTACAACACGTCCCCCATTTGAACTGACCACCATCAGTCCTTTTGGGTGAACATCATAAACGCGCAGCAGGCAGTACCGTTCCGTCAGCCAGACGTTAAGGGCACACAGGAGAAATCATGATTGATTTTGCACGCGAACCAGCACGGCAGCAGGCCGTAAAGTTGAATTTTATTGAGGCATGGCTCCGCCGCCTCTGCTACTTCCTAGCCCAGAAAGGCGACCCGGCTGCCGACCAACAGCCTGTAAAAAGTTACTAATCGAGTTTTGACCAATGGCCGTTATGGCCGGAGAAGTGATCATGGAATTTGGAATGAAACGCGTTCTGGCATCCGTTCAGGCCGCAGCCACTTTGAATAAGCTCTATAACGGCTCGCCCGTTTCTCTGACGGCCATCAGCAAAGAGTCAAAGCTGTCGACTTCATACCTTGAGCAGATCTTCAAAAAGCTGCGTACGGGTAACCTGGTTATTTCACAGCGCGGCCCCGGTGGCGGATACAGCCCTCGAAGCGATGACATAACCGTTACAGACGTGATCACCGCAGTATCTAAACTGCCAGCGCATAAAACCTTTTATCCTATCCTGCGAGCTCTTGATGACGTTCGTATTTCACAGTTGCTGCGGGGCGATTCGCCAGCCCCATAAAGCACAAAACCCGCGCAAGGCGGGTTAAGTACCCGGAAAGCCGACCAAAGCGTTCCGGTTTCGAGTTTTGACCAATGACCACCACCAAGGCGGCTGCCATCAGCTGCCGGGTATCTTACAACCTGAAGGAGCCCGAACGCAATGAACAACTATGCGTACCTGATAAAAGCAAAAGCAAAAGCCACAGAAGCAAAAAGCCTTTTCTGCTGGTTTTCCGCAAAGTCCGATTCCCGTGCTGAGCGTGAAATTCTCAACATCCTTGAAGATGAAGGGATCACCGTCGGTCGCGCAGCTGACCACCAGCTGCCTATTCGTACTAACTTCCCTGTTCTGGACGATCTGCCAGAAGAAAGTGTTTTAGACAGCACCTGGTGTGACCGCTATCAACTCGACGACAAGAACTGCTGGCAAAAGATTGAAGCCGCTCAACCAGCTGGTGCTGGTGCTGGTGCTGGTGCTGGTGCTGGTGCTGGTGCTGGTGCTGGTGCTGGTCAGGATGACGACAGCAGCAACGCAAAAAGTAAAATCATCGATACTCTCGACAGTATCGCGCAAATGCCATTCCGCATTCAGTTGCTGGCACAGTTCAATGCCCAGGACGGCCACGTATGGCACATCAACAAGGAAACCCGCGCGCACCTTGCCAGTCTCGAAATGGACACAGATAACACCTACGTTCAAAACCTGCTGCTGGCCGTCGAGAACTGTCCGGAAGTAAAAGCATTCGACATGCCGACGCTCTGGAAGCTGACCGACGCGGTGAAGAAGGTATTCCCGCAGGATAAACGAAGCGAACTGAACCATGTGATCCAGTTCGTCAAAGCGTGGGTAGGCACCGAACACATCGATCGCGGGTTGTTGGTCAAAGAGTGGTTGAGCGGTAACCGTGTGGCGCAGGTTCAGCGCACCGACGTCCATACAAACGCCGGTGGCGGCAAGACAGACCGCAACCCGACTCTGACTCATACGCTGGACACTCTGGACGTTGATATTGCGCTGGCCACGCTGCCAATGGATTTCAATATCTACGATATCCCTGGCGGAGTTTACCGCCGAGCAAAAGAGATCATCACTAAAAACGAAAGCCCGTTCAAAGAGTGGTCCGCCGCCCTGCGCAAACGAGCTGGCATTCTGGATTATTCCCGCGCCGCTATTTTCGCACTTATTCGCGGAGCCGAAGAAAACACTCACCATTTCCCGGAACTGTTGAGCCGTTACATCAACAAGAACCTGACGGAAACAGACCACCAGCACCCATCAGAAGAAATGCTGGCGGCAGCTGGTCACGTTCCAGAAAAAAGCTGGGAAAACGAGATAAGCCACCGACTGGCGGCCGAACGCGGGGAATTCGTTCCGGGTATCAGCGACCCTACGGATCCGAAGTGGGTGCATGAAGACTTGACCAAACCAAAGCCGGAAATTGCCAATATGGGCAACGGCGTTTTCTCCGTCGATGGCCTGATATACATCCAGCCAGCCCCTGCTCTTTCAGTCGTAGACCAAGTGCGCCAGCGCGCAGCGGAAGAAAAAATACTTCAAGTCGATACCGAGGAAACCAGTAATGTGCAGATGGAAAAAGATCTGAATGATGAAAACTCGGTTGAGCCTGAAATGCCAGTTAGCGAAACAACAACTGACCCAGGTACAGGCAATGCTGAAGATAGCGATCAAACAGATACCTTAAATAATGATACCGTTCATCACAATGATGATTTCCGTCACGTTATGGTAGACCTCGAAACTATGGGGAGCAAATCTAGCGCCCCTATAGTTTCGATCGGAGCTGTATTTTTTAATCCAGCCAGCGGCAGAACTGGTGCTGAGTTTTATGCAGTCGTTTCTCTGGAATCATCCATGCGGCTGGGTGGCTTGCCAGATGCAGGAACAATTTTGTGGTGGTTAAAGCAGTCTCCGGAAGCACGTTCTGCCATCACTATGGGTGACGCAATGCCGCTCGAGGATGCACTGGAGTTATTTTCTGATTTTATCAGTGAAAATTCAGACGCTGGTTCTAACGTACAGGTCTGGGGTAATGGCGCATCATTTGACAATGTCATCCTGCGTTCATCGTATGAGCGAGCAAATATCGAATGTCCCTGGAAGTTCTGGAACGATCGTGACGTGCGAACCATTACAGAAATGGGTGAGGCCATTGGGATAAAACCTCGTTACGACATTCCATTTGAAGGGGATATGCACAATGCCCTTTCTGATGCCCGTCATCAGGTCAAATACGTTTCCGCTATCTGGCAGAAATTGATTAAGAACTGATTTTTCATTATCAGCATGTGGCCCAGCAATGGGCCATACTCTGGAGGAAAAATGGCGAGACTTGTACTGCTCTCGGAATGGGCTGAGCATGAATTTGGTAACCCGATTCCCGGCCCCTCAACATTAAATAAATACGCAAAGAATGGGATGATCTCACCACCAGCCTGTAAGGTCGGAAAGAGCTGGCGCGTTGAGCTGACAGCTCGGTTCGTTGGCTTCTCATCCCAACCAGAAATGAAAAAGCAGGATCATCCGCTGTTGAGGAGAATCTTAGAAGATGGGCAGACCACGGAAACATAATGTCACGATCCCGGGCCTTTCCCCCTATTTAGACTCAAGAACAAATAAAGTTTATTGGCGTTACAAACACCCTGTTACAGGGAAATTTCACGGACTGGGTACCGACGAAAAGATTGCCAAAGAAATTGCAATCGAAGCTAACAGTCGGTTAGCTGAGCAGAAAATGAGGCATATACTCAAAATAAAAAACGAAGTTAATTCACGCCTTGGCGGCTCATCAACTATTTCTGACTTTATACCGAGATATAAGAAAATTCAGGAGGAAAGACTGGTTCGGGGAGAGATAAAAATGTCCACCTTGAAGCAGAAAGATTCCCCCCTAAAGGTTCTTGAACAACATCTCGGCATGTCTCAGATGGATCAAATAACAGTTAAAGATATCGTTGCCATCCTCGATGAATACAAAGAGAAGGGTCATAACAGAATGGGACAAATATTCAGGAAGGTTGTGATTGATGTCTTCAAAGAGGCTCAGCAAGTGGGGGAAGTTCCCGTGGGATTTAACCCGGCTGAAGTTGCGAAAAAACCGCATGTTAAAATTTCTCGGCAACGATTAACCTTCGACGAGTGGGAGCTTATCTACAAAGCGGCAGAAAAGGATAATTATTTTTTACAGCGCGCGATGCTGCTGGCGCTTGTGACCGGCCAGCGTCTTGCTGATATATGCAACATGAAATTCAGCGACATCGAGGATAACTATTTGCTTGTTGAGCAGGGTAAAACCGGCGCAAAGATCGCGATACCACTAGCCCTGAGAAGCCAGCGGCTAAATGTAAGCCTCGGTGAAATAATATCGATGTGCAGAGACAAGGTATTGAGTCCATATCTACTACATCACCATCACGCCAAAGGAACAGCGAAGCGCGGGGGTAAGGTAATGCCTGGAACACTCACCGTAGCATTTAGCAAAGCAAGAGATGAAGTGGAATACAACTGGGAAGAAAACGGAACGCCACCAAGCTTTCATGAACAACGTTCTTTGTCCGAACGTCTATACAGAACGCAAGGAATTGATACACAGGCACTACTCGGTCACTCAAGTAAAACTATGACAGATCATTACAATGATTCGCGCGGGAAAGAGTGGAAAAAAATAATAATTTAGTGTGTTATCGTTTTTTTCCAAAGCGTTAACCGCTCAATAAATTTACCGCGCTAAAAAATAATCAGACTTCAATAAACTGTGCTGGTATTGCATTAAGGATCCAGCATTCTTGATGAGTATGACTGTTGGATAAAATGTTTACATATCTTTTTTCAATCATCGATAAGTCCATTGCACTTTGAGGGGTGTTTTCTGCGTCTCTTGCTTTAACGGCATCTTTCCAAACCGAGTGGAGGTCTACAGAGGCTACAAAGGAGTTTACCCTAAAATCTTTATTCATTATATTCGAGTAAGAACCAGCGAACTTGTATGAGTCTATGATTGTAATTCGCCCATCACCATCAATATCGACTGGTTTAGAAAACCACTTAAAAACATTATAAAGAAATACATTTGCTATCCAGTTAAACTCTTTCGAAGGATCATCTTCAGATGAAACGTTCTCTTTAGTAGACAAGCTTAAACTAGAATGCAAATTAGTTGCACCAATAAAAATAACGTCAGCTTCTTTTCTCTCAACTGCCGACTTAAAACGCCCAGAACCTGCCCCTATGTAGTTGAAAACACCAGCAAAGCACTGACCAAGATATACTATAGCCTTTTCCAGGCCAGGCATGGTTTTAAGTGTTGTAAGTAAAAGGTACGGTGTTATGTCATGCTTGCCAGCTATTCCATTTGGCCCACCGTGTCCAGTTACGAACATAACTAGATTTGAGTGCGTATTGGTGCCCTGGGTATTAAAGAAATGCTCAGTGGGAAGGATCTCATAAGGATTGTTACTTCCAATAGACATCCAATTGATAATGTTTTGTCTATTATCGCCATCAATATATATTTCGATATTTTCAGAAGAAACCCCTGCTGACTCTAAGCAATGCAATCCGAAAGCCAAATCAAGAACATGCCGTTCTTCTGGCTCTTCAGGGCTCGCCAAAAATAAAACCCATTTTGTCGCATCCTGCATCAACCCCAT